GTCGTCCAGCCGAATAACGAACACGGGCTTTGCGAGCGGATGATAGAACTGGCAGTCCAGGAGCGTCATGTTGGCCGTCGGCGAAGCGGTGACGCGGCAGACCAGGTATTGAATGGCCCGAATGTCGGGGCTGCCCCGACCGTTGCTGCCGTCTTTGGTCAGGTCGCCGTCCAGCAGCCCGGTGCCCAGATACAGCGGGATTTCGTAGACCCCGCCCGCGACTTGGGCGCCCGCATTGCCGACGGTCAGGCAATAGTTGCTCGTCCCGCCCAACAGGTTGCTGTAATCCGTGCCAACGGCCACGCCCACGGACAGCGACCCGCCGGCCAGGGCGTTCACCCGCCAGCGCATGCGCGCCCAGGTGTCGCTGAGGTCGTAGGTCGCGTCGGCCGCAAACTGGCCGAGGGCATAGGTCCCACCCGCTGCCACCGTCAGCTTGATCCCGCCCTGTGCATTCATGCCGCTGGTCAGATACGTGGTGTCCAGAGCGACCGTCCCCGGGGAAGCCGTCCAGTCGATGACCTGCCCGGTGATCTCGTCGCCCGGCTCCGTTCCCGCCCCGTAAGTCCCCAACTGGATGCGCGGGAAGCCCCGCCGGCCCAGCACCCGCGACTGGCCGATCATGGCCGCCAGCGAATCTGCCGAGACGGTCGGCACTCGGATCGGACCGTTATTGTTTATCGGCATGGCCGACTCCTCAGACGGTGTAGTCGAATGTCACCCCGTCGCCGTTGACGGCGGCGTCGACGAAGACGGTTGAGATGTCCAGCGTATCGCCCTCGTCGATTTCGAACGTCCGGGATCCGCCCGGCTGGTCGGCCCCGCCGGGGACCAGGACGATGCCCATCAGGGCGGCGACGTTGTAATTCACGTCGTTCTCGGTCGGCCCGCCGAGATGGACCAGGCCGGTATTGCCCACCTCGCTCTGCACGGTCAGACTGCGGACCCGCAGGGCGGTGCCGGACAGTGGGTGGGGCTTGCCCGCGGTGGTCACCGCGACGCGGCCGGTGTGATAAACGCGTGGCGCCATGGCGTCTCCTATCTGCGGATGCGGTAGCTCTCGCGGGTCCGCTCGACGGCGGACGAGCGGGCGAGCTCCAGCTCGTAGGCCGCCCCGGCGCCGGCCAGGCGGACGGTCTCGACCGACCAGTCCTCGCCGCCAACGGTAACGGTGTCGCCGACGGCGATGGTCCCGGCCTCCGCGGCGGTGACCAGGCAGGCGGCGGTGTGGCCGACGGTCTCCCCGTCTCCGCCGCTGCGGCGCTGGCCGGTCGCCTCCCAGCCGATGACGTGGATTGCGGATGCCTCCCCGGCCGCGGTCGTCCAGGTGGCGGCGGCGGCGGGCGACTCGGGGGCGGCGGCGTCCGCGGCCGTGGCGGCCAGGTCGGCGGCGATGATGTCCGCGATGGCCATGGTTCCGCCTCGATCGGCCCGGGTCCCGGATCGGCCGGCCCGGCCCGCGGCGGGACGCGAGCCGGGCCGGCGTCAGCCGGGCGCAGCGGGCGATGGTTCCCGTGCTACGTGCTGAGGCGATAGGCGCACAGATCCAACTCGGCGGTCAGCACCTCGTCGGTGTCGTCGAGCACCCGGAGCACGTCGGCCCGGATGGCGTCGTCGCGGTAGCTCTCGAAGATGGGCAGGTCGGGCGTGTTCCGCGTCCAGAGCATGGTGCGGGCGACGGCGGGCATCTCCAGCGGGGCGTCCTCGCCGGCCGCCAGGATGGCCAGCATGACCGCCCCGGCCGTCCAGATCTGCGCGTTGCTCTCCGTCTCGCCCTCGGGGGCGGAGTCGTAGACGCCCGAGCAGATCAAGACCTCCTTGATCTGGAGCATGGCGGCCACCTGGGCGGCGGTCAGCTCGGCAGGCTGCACGCCCGGGTAGGTGTAGGTGCTCTTGTTGGTGACCTGGGTGGTGGCCATCATCTCGGCGAAGTCCGCCCGCGGGATGATCAGGCTGAACTCGCTTCGCGGGATGCCGACCTTGTCCTCCAGGGTGTTCGCCCCGGTGATCAGGTCATCCAGCGGCACGGCGGTCGCGGACGTAGACCAGACGGTGGCGGCCCCGGTGGTCGTGAAATCGGTGTTGTTCAGGGTGACGTCCGCGACGGCCTTCTCGTGGCGGAGCAGGGCCTGGTGGGTCAGGATGCGGGTCCCGGCCTGCTCGGCGTCGATGAAGGTGCGGTAGCGGCGGACCCTGCGGACGGTCAGCGGGTATTCCAGCCCGTGATCGTCGCAGGAATAGGTGCCGGCGCCGAACTCGCCGATGATGCGGTTGAACGCGGCCCCGTCGGCGTGGGCCATGTCGGCCATCTTTTTGAACGCCTCCCGATTGATGATCGGGTAGTTGGCCGTCTGCTCGTCGACCCGGAAAATCGGGGCGACGCGCCGGCCGATGAACCGGGCCGCGGCCCGGCTGGCGGCGTACTCCTGGCTGACCTCGCTCAGGTCGCGGCGGAGGCTGATGCTGGTCGATTCCGGTCTCATAGTTTCGCTCCTTGTGTGCGGCCGTTTGCGGGGCCGGGTTGGCGGTTTCCTGTCTGTGCATCCGGGCCCCGGGCGGCCGGCGGCGGCCGCCCAGTGCCCGCGGGGTCAGCGCTCCGCGACGACGGCCACGTAATCGATCCAGGCGTTGACCACCTGGGCCGCGGTCGTCTTGACGCAGATCGTGGGGGTGACCGCCTCGTCGTCCGGGATGACGATGGTCGTGCCGTTGTCCGTTTTGGTGATCTTCAGGACGCCGTCGACGTAGAAGAACACGCTGTCCACGCCGTCCCAGAAGAAGGCCAGCTTGATCGACTTCGTGGCGAAGGTCGCCAGCGTGCCGTCGGCGATGTCGCTGGTGGTGTCCGACAGGCTCTGGGTGGAGTCCTGCTCGACCAGGGCGTCGACGTTGCCGTCGTGGAGGCATTCAAAGCCCACGCGGTCGCTGACCGCGGTCATCACGGTCGTGTCGGTGATGGCCAGGCCGACAAACCAGTCGGCCTTGTCCACGTCATCGATTGCGATCCGGGTTTCGAAATAGAGCGTCTTGCCGACGGCGAGCTTGAACGACTCTCCGTTGAGCTGGAGCTCCTGCGAATCGGAGGTTTTGTCGTTGGTGGTGATGACCAGGATGCCGCCGGGCCCGTCGTCGACGATCGCGGTCACGTCGCCGCCGTCGCTGTCGCCGTCGACCAAAGTTTGGAGCCAGTCGGCCTTGTCGGCCGTCTCGCTGACCAGGGACCCGTCCTCGAAAGCGCCGGTGATGAAGTCCTCGAAATACTCGATCGCCCCGCTGCGCTTGATCAGGAGGTCGCCGCTGAACACGTTCAGCATGGCGGGGGCCTTGCCGCCGGCGGCGGTGATGGCCGCGAACGTCACTCCGATCCGCCGCCCGCCGCCCGCGGCGTCGCTGACGCAGCCGTCGGCCGCCGGGTAGATGACCGTGCTCGTGGCGATGTCCTTGCTGCCGGTGACCTTGCGAACGCCGCCCGCGTTGATGGGCACGACGGCGACCAGGGCCCCGCTGGCGACGTTGTCGACGGTGATGCCGACCGGCTCCTCTCCGGCGTCGCAGTAGACGGCGGTGCCGGCCGAGATCTTGACCAGCCGGTCGGCGATCAGGGCCTCGCCGGCGATCATCGTGATCGGACCTTCGTTCCAATGAGCCATGATTTTCTCCTTGTCTGGCCCTCTGCGGGCCGGGTGCTGGTCATGCCGGACCTCGCCGGCGGGCGATCGATCGGTTAACTGCGGTCATATTCCGGCTGGGCGGCCCGCCAGGCGGCGGTCGCCCGGGGAAATCGCAAGATCGCCTCGCGGTGTGCCTGCGACGCGGTCTTGCCGTCGGCCTTGAAGCCGGCGACGGCCGATTCGTATGTCTCCGGCTGGCCGTCGTCGCCGGCCGGGACGCCCTCGCCGCGGGAGTCGCTGGGCCGCGGGGTCGGGCCGTGCACCCCGCCCTTGGCGACGACCTCGAGCCGCTTGCGGGCCTCGGCCAGCTCGCCGCGGACGGTCTCCAATTCCGCGGTCAGCCGGCCCAGAATCGCGTCGTAGGCCTCCGCCTTGGCGGCCTGGACGCTCAGGCCTCGGGCGGCGGCGTCCAGGGCGAATTCCAGGTCGTTTGGGAACGCGGCCTTCATCTCGACCACGGCGGCACTCAACGCCGCCCGCGCGTCCTGGAGGCTTTTCGCTTTCCCTTCCGCCTCTGCGTTCGGCTGCTCGGCGGGGGCCTGCGTGTTTTGGGCGGCCGGATCGGCGGCGGTCTGGGGCTCGACGGTTTGGGTCGTCGGCATGGCGGTCTCCTTTTTGCTTTTGCCTTTGGCTTCGCTCGCTATAGAAATTGCCGGTTCGAGGTCTGAGGAGGGCAGCCCGGCGGATCGGGGGTTCGGGCGGGCGGCGGTGATCGCCTGCGGCAGGGTCCTCACCGCGTCGATCAGGCGGAGCTCGACCGCCCGGGCGGCGATGAACACTCGGCCGTCGGCGGCGCCGGACAGGGCGGAGGCGGTCAGGCCGCGTTCGGACCGGCCGCGCATGACGGCGGCCAGGAAGGCTTGATAGTGCTGGTCGATCAGTTCCTGCTCGACGGCCAGGTTCTCGTTGGAGATCGGCACGCCGCCGGCCCCGACGCCCTTGTTGGGCCCGGAGCGGATCAGGTGCACCCGCAGCCCCTCGTTGGCCGCCCAGGCGGACGAATCGACCAGGATCGAGTAGACCCCGATGCTGCCGACCTCGCTCGATTGGCCGGCGTAGAATCGGCTCGCCTGGCTTCCGATCCAGTAGGCGGCCGAGGCCGCCAGGTCGTCGGCATAGGCGATGACCGGCTTGCGCTGGCTGGCGGCGTAGACGCGATCGGCGAAGTCGGCCAGCCCGCCGATGCTCCCGCCGGGGCTCTCGATGTGCAGCAGGATGCTCTCGACGCTGCGGTCGGCCAGGGCGGCGTCCAGGTCGGCGGTCAGGGTCTCGATCGAGGTCCCCCGCGGCTGGCTCACGTCGTTGAGCATGCGGGCGTATTTGGCGATCACCCCGCTGACCGGGATAATCGCCGTGCCGTCGATGACGTTGTACCGCCGCTCCTCGGCCGGGCGGCGGCGTTTGGCGGCGGTGATCCGCTCGATCTCGTCGGCGGTCAGGCGGATCCCGGCCGAGTGGCGGGCGACGATGTCCAGGCCGGCCCGCAGGATCGGCTCGTGCATGGCCCAGTGCCGGCGGCAGAAAAAGTCCAGCAGGGCCGGCAGGGGCCCGGCCGACTCAGAGGCGGCGGGCGGGGGTGCGGGCATGGGGGTGGCGTCAACGGGCCAGCCGACGACACTCTCGTTGGCGTGCAATCGGGTCATGGGGCGCCCTCCTCGGCCGGCTTTGTCGCGTCGTCCGGCTGGCCGCTGTCGTCGGGCCGGCTGGTGTCGACCGGCTGGCCGGACTCGGGCGGCGGGGCGGCGGTGGAAGCAGCGGCGGCCGGACTGGCGGCAATGCCCTGGGCGAGTTGCACCGGGATGCCCAGCTCGCGGGCGCGTTTGAGGTCGGCGGCGAGCTCGTCGAACACCTCGCCCGGCTCTCGGCCGCGCTCGCGGATGCACTCGCTGATGGACTTGGAGCCGTAGCTGACCAGGAGTTGATTTGCCCGGGCGTCGTCGATGGGGTTGATGTAGCCCCAGCTCGGCCAGGCGATCCGGTATTGGTAGAGCCGGCCGTCGGCCGGCAGCCGGCCGGACGCGATCGCCCGGCGGATGGCCCGGTCCAGTTTCGGTCTGGCGATTTGCCGCTCGGCAAACCCCTGCCAGCCGCGGAACGAGCGGCGGGCCTCCTCCAGGCTGGCCCGGCTGCTGCTGTAGTTCGTCTTGGAGAAATCGAGCAGGATCAGCTCGAGCGGGAAGCCGACGGCCACGCCGACGATCCGGCAGGCGGTGGTGATGTAACTCTCGAAATTCGACCCCGGGCGGGAGGCGGTGACCATGGCCAGGTCCTCGCCGGGCGGCATGTCGAACACCATGCCCTGCTCGAATTTCTGCACTTTCTCGAAGGTGGAATCTTCATCGTTGTCGTCGATCCCGTCTTCGTCCGCCTCCGCCGCCTCGCGGGTGATTTTTAGGGCCAGCAGCGAATTGATGTGGGCGGCCATGGTCTCGGCGTCCAGGTAGGCGTCAAGGTTGTCGAACAGGCTCAGGGCGGCGGCCAGGAAGGGCACCCCGCGGGTCTGGGCGGTGCGGGTGCGATAGGCGGCCAGGGCGGCGTCGGAGGCTGGTATTCGGGTGGTAGCCGCTTCGCTGCGGACGCTTCCAAAATCGCCGCTCGTCTTCCGACCGGCCACGTGGAAGGCGACCGGGCGGTTGTAGGGATCCAGTTCGACCCCCTGGACGATCCGGGCGGTGCCGGTGGCGTCGCCCTTCTGCCGGGGGCTGATGATCTGATCCGCTTCGTAGATCAGGGCGGCCCCGTCGCCGGCCCGGTCGGCGATCAGGATGTCGCCGTCGGTCCAGACGGCCCGCAGGCAGGTGCGGGCCAGTTCGGAGAAGTCGGCCCGGCCTGCGGCGTCGGCCGCCTCCGGGGCGGTGATCTCGGCGAAGAAGGCGGCCTGGGCGGCGTCGGAGGCCGCGTCCCCGGTCATCGGCCGCAGGCTGATCGGCCCGGAGCCGAAGATGTTGTCGACCGCCCGGTCCAGCAGCCCGTGGAGCAGGCCGCTGTTGCGGTCGTGGGTCCGGCAGATTTCGCGGAGCCGGCCCAGGCCGGTCGACGCCAGGTGGCGGTCGGCCGAGCCGGTCCCCCCGCCGATGACCCCCATCTGGCGGCGGCGGCGGGAGGTGTCGGCCGCCTCATAGCCGACCCCGCCGATGGCCCCGCGGCCGGCGGGCAGGGGGCTGCCGTCCGGCCCGAGGATGGGCGATATCCGCGCGGCCGTCCGGGCGGTTCGGCTGCGGGAGCGGCGGGTTGTGGCGGTGGCGATCACGAGCCGGCCCCTCGAACGTCGGCGACGCGGACCGCCCGGCCGGCCGAACGAGCGGCGAGGGCGGCGTAGTATCGGCGGAACTCCCGGAGCTTGCCCAGGTCGGCGTAGGTGTAGCTCACCCCCGAGACGTTGTAGGCAGCGATCCGGTTTGTCACCAGGGCGAGAATCGCCGTATCGATGGCCGATACCATGTCGGCGGCTGCGGTCATGCTGCCATCATGTCGGCCGGCCGACGCCGGCGGAAGATGGCGGACACCACGGCTGGTGTTTTGGGGCGCGAATTTACTACGGGTAGTAAAAAAAATGGCGGGAGCTGGCCGGATCAGGCGATCGGCGGGCGGATCGGCAGGGTCGTTTCCCCGTTGGCGGGGGCGTCCGGGGGCAGGTAGTGGACGGCGACGGGGTAGCCGGCCTGCTGGAGCCGGCAGATCAACTCGACGGCCGCCAGGCTGGCGTCGGCGGCGCCCGACGTTGCCTCCAGGCCGACCGCGGCCGGCCGGCCGTCCAGCGTCGGGGCGGAGTAGAAGACGACGCTGCAGCGGTCCGGGCGGTAGCGGTCGGCCAGCCGCCGGCCGGCCAGGCGCTCGCTCAGCCACAGACAGCGGAACCCCCGGCACGCCTCCGGCCGGTTGAGGTAGATCCCGCAGCCCGCCTCGACCAGGTGGCGGCAGGGCGTGTCCGGGGGCTTTGCCAAGGCCGCGATAGGCGGAAGGATGCAGCACAGTCGGCAGGGGCCGCACAGATTGGCCGGCGGCGGGGTCATTCGGGCCGCTACCCGGTCGTTATCCGCCGGCCGCAGGCGATGCAGGTGCGGTAGCGCCGGACCCAGCCGGCCAGCCTGAGGGTGGTGTGCGTCCGCCAGCGGACCCCGCCGCACTTGGGGCAGCGGATGCCCAGCAGGCGGGTTTGGAAGCGCGTGCGGTTTTTCACTGCCGGGTCAGGATTTTTGTCTTGGCGTCTTGCCACGGCGGCCCTCCTTGGCGGGCGCTTTGCTTGCCTCCAGTCTGTTGATCTTGCGGGTGGCGGTGTTCAGCTTGCGTTCGGCGGCGGCCAGTCGGCGGGTCGCCTGCTTCAGTGCGGCGGCGGCGGCGGAGATCCGGGCCGGGTAGCCGGCCGTCTCGCCCGGCGGGTCGGCCGGGAGCAGCGGCTCGAGCAGCTCGTCGATGGCATCGTAGACCTCGCCCGGGTCGGCCGGCCGGGGCGCCCCGATCGGCTGCGAATCGTCTTCCGCCGGCGGCGGGCCGGCGGCGCCCGACTCCGCCATTACGCCGTCGCCCATCAAGGGCCCCAAGTGGAGCAGCCGGGCCCGGATGGACTCCGCCCGCAGGGCCAGGCCGATATCGTGCTCCTGGACGGCCTGCCCGTAGAGATCGCCGAGCCGCAGTAGCGTTCGCCCGAGCTCCTCGTCGCGGTCGATGATTGCCGCCGCCCGCACGCGGTCGCGGGCGAGGTCGGCCAGTTGCCCGATCCGCTCGGGCTCAACCGGCAGGCCGATCCTGCCTTCGGCGTCCGGGGCGGTCAGCGCCGCCCAGCGAGCCGGGGGCACGCCGCGGCAGAGCAGTAGAATCGCCCGCTCGATCAGCTCGACGGGAAACGGGGCTTGCGGGCTGGGAGCGACTGGCGTAGGATGTTGCGATGTCATTTCGTCCGACATTCGCCAATCTCCTTTGTGGCGGCGTCGTTTGGCTGGTAGGCATCTTGCTTCTGTTTGTCACTCGTCGATTGCGTCGCCCGCCGCGTTGAGGAGGGTCGGTACTCGAAACTGACCACGCAGCGCCCCGTCGAGCCGGTCGGATCGCGTTTGCGACCCTTTTCGCGCAAGCTTTTCCCTTCATGTTTTGCACCGCCGGTTTTGTTGATCGCGGCGCATCGCCAGTGGGACGATCTTTTCAGCCCCGCTATCATGGCCGGGTGACTGGTGGTGATCGAGACGCGAAAACCCTCGATTGCGTTCAGGTCGGCGACGGCTTGGAGCACACGCGATCCGATCCCCACGCCCTGGAAATCGGGGAGTGTCACGATCCTTGTGATTCGTCGGCGTCCCTTAAAGCCTATGGTCGGTAGGACGGCGACAAAGCAAACGGGTGTCCGGCCGTCCAGGACGGCCAGATAGCAACGTGCGGAGCGATGGAGGGCGTTGCTCAGATAGTGATGTCTCGCAAAGAGGGGCCAGACAGCAGTCGTGCAGCGGTGGACGTTGAGTCGGATTGGCGGGCGTCGTCGAAGCCGCCCCCGTTCTAGCCTACCATCGGCCATATCCAGGGTCCAATCGGGCTCCAGCCAATCGAGAACGTCGTAGTGGCAGGTGACGGCCACGAATCTTTGGACGGGCAATCGCCCGGAGCGGACGGCCTTGGCGACTGCTGCCGATCCGATCTGTGCCACCGTTCGGTCCACGACGCTGGTAAATTCGTCGAAGACCAGGAGCCCGTCGGCTACGTTTGCGAGCATGGCTCGGGCCAGGGAAGCGCGGAATTGTTCGCCGTTGCTGAGGACGGCAAACGGTCGCAACCACGCCGGGGGCGACGAAAAGCCTACGCTGGTCAGGGCTGACGTGATCTCGCGGATGGACAGGGACTCAGGAAATCCGTCCAGGACGGAGCGGCCGATCGGCCAATC